ATTGTGGGAGTGATAACTTGCTCAGGAGTTGCATTTGTAGCGTAGGTATATTCTTTCCCGGCAAGTAAATTTTGTTTTCCAAAATAGTTATAGCGTATAACTGCATTTTTTAAGGGAGGATAATATGACCATCTGCCACCGCTTAAACGCATTAATTTACTATTGGCTAAATCAGTTTGCCGATTTAAAGTAGTAAAATCTAAATTAAATGTACCACTACTCTGAATGCCAAAACCATTATATTTAAAATATCTATGATTCTTTGGATTAAGATATTCGTTAACTTGAATAAACCAATATTGATTTCCACTAAATAAAAGCCTTGCTCCAAATGTCTGGCATATTTTCTTTAAAACATCGTAGCAACTTTGATAGGTATAATTATTTTTAGTATCTCTGTGATAAAAGGCTCTGTGACTTATAACTGTGCGCAGTGCAAAATCATTGTTTGCGGAATAAGTAATACTATTTTCATGCCAGTTAAATACTGTATGTAGTATTGGCAAGCTATTAGCCACCAAGTTTTCCTGGACAAAATCCAGTTGATTTAAACAATTACAAATATGCTGAACAACTGTGTCCTGCCCAAGGTAAGGACCTACCTCACTTTTATACAACAATGTTTTCAACCAAGCTAAACCATCAACCGCTTCTATCTGTGCAGTGAAACCTATATCTGTTGTAACATCTTCAAATTCTACTAAATCCGTAACTATATAGCCATACCATTTAAATAATACCGTTGTATTATCATCCTCATAACTTGTCAACTCCATGCTAAACCTACCCTCAACGGCAAATCCTATGTCATTAAGCAAAGTTTGTAAAGCTGCAGAATTTATAATTAAATTTAATCTTAAACGCGATCCGATAATAGGAGCAAATCGCTCCATGCCCTGGCTTGTTTCACTATCATATTGAAGTTGAATATTAATAGTATCAAAAGAACCGACTGCGCCAGAATAATCTTTATCTTTAATAGATATAGTTATCTTCCTTTTCTTCTCGTTATATACAGTCGTTTGATACCTTACCGCCATTACTGAACTCGATTTAAAGTCTTTTGCGACCTATTCAATAATATAATTAAATCATTGCCACTAATTCTTGTTTCCAACACTCCGCCCATGCCTCCTACATCGCCAAGCATACTTTTTAATTTTGAAAGAGGTGCTATAACCTCAGGGTCAACCCTTGAGTTTCTATTATCTCCCACAGTTGCCATCGTTGGCCCAAAAGCCAAGCCGCCTTCAGCAAGTTTGGGAGCGGCTAAGCTATTTTTTACTAATGTTCCTAAGGCAACTAAAGCAATACCACCAGCAATAGCAATAGCAGGATTTAATGATTTTAAAGCCGTCTTAATACCTAAAGCTGCTATACCTACTTGAATAGCTAATTTACCAAAACTAATTACCGCTTCTGCAACTGGAAGCAAAAATGATTTAATATTAAATCCTGCACCACTTAATGCATTGCCTAATTGTTCGCCTAATCCAACTGCTAAATCATTTAATGCACCTTCTATTATATTTTTTAAACCTGTATTTAAATCGTCAATACCTTTTTTTAATCTTTGTATCTTTTCATCAGTATATTGAATTGCATTTCCTGCAGCCGTTTGAGCATCTTTAAATGCATTTGTATTTTCAGTTAATCTTTGAGTTTCGGCACTTGCACTTTTTAATTGCTCTGGTAATAAATTTAATGTACCTATCATAGGTATTTCACCTATATTTTTTTCTTTTACTGTCGCAATACCACCTCCGCCAATATTTCCACTTCCACTTATTGTTTTATTATTTATCTTAGTTAAATTTTTATTTTGACTTTCTAAAGACTTTATTTTAGAATTTAATGCTGCAACTTCTGGAGATACAGTTGTAGTTTTTTCATCTCCCCAACTTCCACCTGCTCCGCTTGGCTTTCCAGCAGAACCGCCTCCCCAACCCATATCAATTTCAGGCTTTACCTTTTGTTTATTTATAAGCCTCAATGCTTCTAAAATATTTACTGCTCCATCATAAACAAAATTAATAGCTTCTAATACTGCATTAATTTGAGAAATTACTATTTCAAATGTAAATACTGCTATTTTTCCAAATACAACTAAAAGTAAATCAAATAAAGGTTGTAATTTAGAAAGTAAGTCTAAAGTAGTTTGAAAAGCTGCTTTAATTCTATCAAAAGATTCTGATAATAATTGACCAGTTTTTGATAAACTTTTTTGTCCCTCATCAGTAGTAGCATAATAAGCAACAAGCGCACCAATAGCAGCAACAAGTAAATAAGTACCACCTGATAAAACTGTAAAAGTTGCTATTAATGTTTTTGTTAATCCTATAATAGCAGATATTGATGTAGCAAATTGACCAATAAGTAATAATAAAGGACCAATAGCCGCAGCAATTAAACCAAATTTTACTATATTTTCTTGTTGTTGAGGTGTTAATGCTTTAAATTTATCTACTAACATTTGTATCTTCTCAGATACTCTTGCAAAAACCTCTTCTAATTTTAATGATTCATTTATCGTTCTACCAAGTTCAGCTAATGATAAAGTTACATTATCTTTTAAATTATCAAAACTATTAGATAAACCACCTTGTCCTCTTTCAAGTTCACTTAATGCAGCTACTGTTCTTTTTATAAAATCTTCACTACTAATATTCATTGCTCTAATGCCTTCAGCAGTTGCAGTACCAAACTCATTCTTCATAACATCTGCAAATTCAGGTAACCTTTCTTTTATCTGGTTAAGATCTTCCTGAGTTACCTTACCAACTGCACTTATTTGACCTAAGGCTCTTACAACTCCTTCAAAATCATCAGGAGTACCAGATGCTCTTGCAACCGCATTTCCAAACTGTGTGATAGTTTCCCTGGCTGCATCGGCAGACATTCCAACAGATTGTAAAGTTGCAGATGCTTTTACAACTTGAGGTAATGCTAAACCTGGATTTTCAGCTACTTTTCTTAGTTTAGTTAATTCATCTTTTGCTCCTTCACTGCTACCCATTATTGCAGTTAATCCTAATTCCAATCTCTCCATATCGGCAAATGCTTTTAAAGAAGCTGCGCCAACACCAATTAATGGCATAGTAATAGATTGAGTCATAGTTGTACCTATGTTTCTCATATTATTACCAAATTTAGACATAGTTTTCTCCACCTTGCCCAGTTCTCTGGAAAGGTTGGAAACATCTATTCCAAGTTTTAGCATTAAAGTAGAACCGCCTGCCATATTTTACTCTTTATCCCATTTCTCAAAAATTGATTTATCAACTTCTGTTAAACTTCGTTTTATTGGTTTTGGATTATCATTCTCCCAAGGAAATTCAATCAAATCTTTTGGCTTAATTGATTTGCCTTTTGCCGTATGAACATTTAATAAAAGTGTTGTTTGCCACCTGGCACGTTCCCACTCAAATTGCTGCTCTATTTCAAATTGGTTGTTATAACCTTGCATGGCTATTATAACCTCTCTTAATGTCATTTCATAAAATTGCGGAGGTGGAAATCTTAAGACTCCAAAGCAAAATCGTTCGATATACTCCAGTGTTAACTCACCGCCTCCGCTATCTCGTTTTTTCTTTCAGGATCTTCAGGAACTGATATCTCGTTTGTTATCAATTCTGTTATCCTATTTATTCCTCCTTTGTCCAAGTCTACTAAATCGCAAAACTTTTCTAAGGTATATGGACATTTCTCACCCTTTGCTTTGTATCCAGCCTGCACACCGGCAAAGGCAAGTTCAAGAGCAAATAATAGGTCTTCGCCAAGTTGGGAGAGGTCACTTAGCTTAAGATTCCTCTCCCTTAAAAATGTACCTAAAACGAACATACCAAATTTTACTGGAATGTCCGCTTCAGCTATTTTTATTGTTTTCATTTTAGGTAATTTTTAATTCTAAGATTTAACTGACTTTGTAATTGCACCGGTAACTTCAAACGAAGCTGAGTAACTTGTATTTTCTTCTACGGCTGCGTTTAAATCCAATGATGTACAGATTGCAGACATTGTAAACACGTTATCACCGCTTACATCTGTAGTAAATTTAATAGTTAAAGCAGTGCCGCTTATCAAATCTGTAAAGAGATCATCAAACAAATAATTTGTAGATGAATCGCCAGGCCCAGCGTATAATGCCTCTGTTGACAGTGTGCCTGAAAGCTGACCTTTTTTTACTTCTCTCCATCCACCGCTTGCGCTATCTTTAGTTAAGATTTCACGCATAGCTGCAGTGATGTTCATTTGGCAGGATGTGGCATATCCGATAGCAGTGCTATCTTTGTATAGTCGCATCAACGTACCGTTAATAATTCCAGTTGTTGCCATTTTATTATTTTTTAGCTTTTGACAAATCTATATTAACATCAATTTTTTCCAATTCATTCTCATCCTGGAAATATTCCATGGGCATAGGCACAGGAACATAAATAGGTTGAGGTGCTTCTTGTGTTTTCTTTTCAGGCATTTGCTCTACTACAAAGTCATCATCAAGATGTTCTGCAATGCCATCGGCAACAAGTTGCTTGCCAAAGTCGGAAAGGAATACACCTGTTGCGCCTACTGGCTTACCGTTCCACGGTTTTATTAATCTTAGTTTCATAATTATCTTTTCATTCTTGCCATAAAATCAATACTCATCCAATATACATTTAAGGTAGGATTATATACTTGTGAGTCACTGGACATATATTTAATGGTTTGCACTTCAACTCCATTTATAGTACCTACAAACCTATCAAGGCTATTTCTTATGTTGTTTGCGAGTTCTTGCGTACTATCGTAGTTTTGCGTATAGCAATCAATTTGGAATTGCACCTCCTCCAAATTACTTTGTCCATCCTTGTAATCAACTGGAGTAGAATTAACAATAGTGTAAACACAGAAAGGATATTGCACATCCTGAGGTGTCAAATCAGGATATATCTTTTGCCCAACAATCGCTATAACTGTCGGCTCTGCGCTTAACCTTCCGTATATTACTTTTCCTATCATTCCCAAAACTTTTTAGGATACATCTTAACTACTTCTTTTGCCTCTGCTACCATCTTAGGATAAACAACAGATGCAGACATATTTTTTGCTTTTAAAACTATTTTTTGCCTCCATGCTTTGGCAGAGCCGTAAACCATGTGAGCATAAAAGCCATCGTATTTTTGTTCACTATTTAAAGTAGAACCTATTGGTTGTGCTAAATAATGAGGACCAATTGCTCCACTATTCCACTTGTATTTTTTTAATAATTGGCTTAAACCTTTTATTGATCTTTGAAGGTTACCAGGCTTAATTATATACCTATAATCAGCATTACCTCCAGACTTTCCTACACCTTTAGCAAACGTACTTATTTTATGTTCTTTTTTTGATATAGGAATAAGAGACTTATATACATTTATTGCAGCAGGCATTCCAGCATTAATAACATCCATCCTTTTATCAATGGTTATTTTACTTAATATATCATTAAGTTCTATAACAGTTTCAGCTAAGCCATTAGCAAAAATACCTCTTGTCTTAGCACCTGTTCCACTTGCTCTTTTTAACCTTGATATTTGGCTCTGCGTGATATAAGTCATTGTAAAAATTTAAATAGGAGAACACATAAGCATTCTCCTATTATTTAAGCAACTGTTAACGTTAAAGCACTTGTGTTAAATTTAACCTCATCACCAGATGCAATTGTTTTAGCAGTTGTCAAAGCACCATAAAATAGTAAATTACCAGCTGCAGATGCATCCCATACCGCAACGTGAGTAGCAGATGCCGTAGCCGTTGCACTTGATGTAATAGTAAAAGCAGATGCATTCGTAATTGTACCATTTCCACCTGTACCTCTTGTCCAAGAACCTGCACCAGATGCAACTTGGTATCTTGTAAAAAGAGCAGTACCACCAGATCCTGCGTCTGTTGGATCACCATTATACAATTGTACAAAAGTAGCAGTTGGAGCAGTCATTGATGTACCTGCTATCCATCCTGTTATTTGGTCTTCCAAATAATTTGAAAAAGCCGCCATAGTTTATTAGTTTAAATTATTTAAAATTAGTTCTCTCTTTTTGTTCTGCTTATCCACTCTAAGCACATCGTTTAAATACTCTCTTCCCTCCTTCACTATCGCCTCTCTGTCAAAGTCTTTGTTTTTTACTGCCTCCATGACATCGCCAAACTTCTCATACTTTATTACACCTGGAATGTTGTACTCTGGTATTCCCTTTGGCGCAATCGTTACACCGCCAGCGACTAACATCTCAATGGCAAATATATTGCTCTTTGCAAAGTTAAAATCGTTTTTGAGTAACGGAAATAAGCCGTAGTGACATTGGCTATTATTTAATGTTTCAAAGTAGCCAAATAGACTACTATTCCATTCCTTTGTTTTCACCTTTGGAAACAAATGAGCCATGATAAAATCTTGAATGCCAAGCATGGCAACATCGCAGCTTTCATCTTCCGCTAACTCATTAATATAACTTGCTATGCTGCCTATGTCATCCAAGTGATGCATTGAACCGCGCCAAATAAATCTTATCTTATCTTCTATCTTAGGCACTGGCATAAATGGTTGAATAATTGGATTCCAACCATTATTTATAACCGTACTTGCAATGCCTTCGTGATATGGCATATAATACTTTTGCAAGGCATGAGTAGAATAAATAATGTGGTTAGCAAAGCCAAAGCAATCCTCAACCGTTTTTCGCATTGCCTCATGGCTTAGTCCAACGTGTGCAGGATTAGTGCGTGTTGTTTCGTGTAGATTATCGTCATGGTCAATGATTATCTTCTTACCCATCCTCTTACACTCTCTTAGCATTTCAAAGTAAGCCATGCCATTAGGAGATTTAGCCACTACTACATCAACATCCATTAAATCAAACCACTTTGCCGATTCAATGGCAAGGTATCTTATATCATGCCCCATGTAGGCATAGCAGCCAACCGTTCGGTAAAAGTCGGTAGCTGGAGAGTTGATGTTAGTAAAAATGGCTATTTTCATTGTGTTAGGTTTATTTCTTCCCAGTTGCCAATTTCCTCATTCCATTGGTACATTTTCCCATCATTTGGATAAGGTATTGGTGATTGCCAAAGGCAACTATCTTCGTTCAATGTCCATGAAGGAAAAGGTTTAGGAGGGATAAAAGCATCCCTAATGCTATCGTAATAGTAGCCTATTCCTGCGTAGTTTTTTCTAAATGCCTTGCTTTGGTCTTGGCTTGGTGTATTATTGTCGGCTTCGTAATGGATGCCTCCGCGCGTGTTGTATGAGGTTCGTTTGGCCCCATAATAAATTTCCCAATCAATAGGATTACCATTATTATCCAAAACAATGTCATGTTCATCTCTACCAACATGACCATTGACAACAAAATTATTTTCATTAATAATTGCATAATTTGCCATAATAATAGTTTTTAACTAAAAGTAACTGTGTCGCTAACTCCAGCTGCCGTTATAGTTATCGTCGTATATCCTCCACTTGTTGAACTTGTTTGACTCACACCTACAGTAAATGTAGCAGTTACTGAACTTGGTATTTTTATAACAACAACACCAGCACTACCATTACCTCCAGCACTATCTTGACCTCCTCCTCCTCCTCCACTACCTCTATTATTAGGAGACTCAGCAACACCATTACTACTTGAGCCTTTTCCTTCAT